GTTGTAGTACCTGTAACTGTTAGATTACCACCTACTGCTACATTACCTGTAGTTGTAATTGTATCTGTATATGTATCTTTAAATCTTAAACTTGTTGTACCTAAATCTATGTCACTATCTGTAACAGGTATAATAGCACCATCAGCTATGTATAGTTGTTGTACAGATGCTGAAGATACTTCTACATAAAATTCTATAAAGTTATTAGTAGTATCTATTAAGACTTTGTTGTTTGGAGAAGTTTCACCAGCATCACCAATTAATCCTATAACTGGTCCACTTGCTGCTGTACCATCATGGCTGTGACCTGATGTATTACTAAATGCGTTTACTAATTGGTTATATTCGTTATTGAATAAAGCAGAAGTAATTGTATCTCCGTCTGCAAAAGTACTTTGTCTTGTATATCCTGCCATTATTTACTCTCCTTTAAATTATTAACCTGTAGCTTCGTTAGCAGCTTTCTTAGCATTCTTAACTGTAGTAGTCCACACTGCTGTAGCTATACCTTGAACCTCTGTAGACTCACTAGATACGTCTGTATCTGTATGTGTCCAACTGTCATCTTCATTTTTTACAGATGATACACAATCAAGACTTTTTCTATGAAAAGATTTACTTATCTCTACACCATCTTCTTTGATAACTGTAGCTGTTCTTACTTGTATAGTTTTGTAGTTTCCTACAACTTCTATTTTATCTTCTATTAATTCTTTTGTTATTGCCATTCTATTTTCTCCTATGTCTGTACCTAGAATCCACTAGGTATATTGGTTATTAAACTTTATATGTTGCTGTTCCTCTTATATCAACAGAGTTATTAGATGATGCTTCTAATTCACCCCAAAGTGTATAATCAAAACTTTGTTCATTTATATTGATTAATCTAATAACATTATCACCATCATTTAAAACAGTTGTTAATGTAGAGTCATTAAGAGTGTAATATCTTGCATATATTGACCCTGCTCCATTACTATCTATAGTAAAAGGTAATCCACTTATTTGAACTTGTCCTCCACTTGAAGGAAGTCCACCAGTAGATACTACACGATAATGAACAGTAACTTGATTACCAATTTTTGTATAATGACCTGTAGCAACACTTAATGTAGCTCCACAAGCTGGAGTCCAAGTACCTTCTTCATAATCGTCAAGTGTGTTTGCTGCTGTTGCATCTACACCACTTCCTAATTCAACACCATAGGGAATTGAAGTTACTCCACTAGAATGAACTATTACATGGGCACTTCCACCATTTACATTTAGTTCTAAATGGTCAGTAGAGTGATTGTATGTAACACCACCTCTATAAGTAGTATTTCCTGATGTGCCATCTGCAAAAGTAAGAGCACCTAAATTAGAACTTCCACTATATACACCTATACCATTATTACCTGAACCAGTACCAACTACTAAATTTGATACAGTAGAAACTCCATGTATTGTTCCTGCAACTGTATTACCAATTCCCACGATTCCTGAAGAATCAATACGCATTCTTTCTGTGTTAGCTGTACTAAATGCTAATGTATTATCTGCTGGTCTGTATATAGCTGCTGCTGTTGAGGGTGTAGAAATTGAACCACCAAACTCTATATGATTATCAAATCTTGACACTCCATTTACGTGCAGTTTATAAGAAGGACTACCCGTTCCAATTCCAACATTTTCACTACTATCAATAGTTATAGCTGTCGCATTACTATTATCTACAATACCCGTACTTAAAAGAGCTCTTGTTACTTTTGTTATTGCCATTTGTTTTTATCTCCTGCCTGAAGGTATAAAGTCTACATATAAACCATTAATAGTATATGGAGCTTTGTTGTCCTCACTTATAAATGTAAAATTATTACTTGTTCCACTTCCCTGTAACGGTACTCTTATCATTGGATTTTCTGCTCCTCCAAAGACGTTAGTATTAAATAAAGCTTCACCAAATATTGATGGAGGATTTATTGTTCCTAAGTCAAATAGTTCAGGAGGTTGCGGTATATCCGTATTACCATATTCAAATCTAACTTGTACATCAGGTTCTACAATACCTTCAGCACTTGAAGAAACTTTTAAATAGTGTAAAGTTTTTAAAGTTCCTAAATCACCATAATCATAATCAGGTGTAGCATATCTTGCTAAGACGTTAGTTCCATCAAAATTATTACCTGAATCGTGTATATACACATAGCCTGTAGTAGAACCGTGATAATATTTTTCCACACCATTCGCATCAAATCCTGAACCTATTTCTGTTACTTCTATTCCTCTTGTCTCTGACCACTGAAATCCATCTGCTCTTAGTGTTCCTATAATTCCTTTTTGTTGACTAGCATCTAGAGTAGTATCTGTATAAAATAATCTATACTGTGATTTTTCTCTTAACACTAAACTGCTTACAGTGTAGTTGTTTATGTTTTCAGCTAAACTTGTTACTAAAGGCTGTATAGCTTTACTAACTGTACCTAACTCAACGTCACCAATTCTCGCTGTACCAGCAACTGTTCTTAATCCATCCGGTGCTAAGAATATTAAGTCACCACCAATCTCTTGAATACTGTAACCACTTAAACAACCTACGTTCTCTGCAACTGGTACAACTGCTACAGTTTGACTATTGTTTATGTTTATAAGTTTGTGAATACTATTTTCACAAAATATAAATAAGTCTTGACGGAAACCTCTAACTCCTACAACTTTGTCTGAGATAGTTACAGCTCCTGCTCCAGTACCACCGAAGTCTGATGGGTCATTATAAATACTATAGTAAACTGTATTCTCGTTATCTTCTACACCAGCAGCTATTAAGTGATGGTCATGTGAAGTTATAAAAGTAGCGTATTTAGTTCCTGTAACTGTTACTTCTTCTGTAAAATATGTTCTAGAACTTAAAGCTCCTGTACCTTCCATTCTAAAACTAAAAGGTTTATTAGCTCCATCAGCTATAATTACTGTACCATAATCTTGTGCAGCACCTTCAAACATTGCAAATTGTATTTGCCCTTGTCCAGTTCTAGCTGTAACACTTTTACCTGTAAAGGTTGAGTAGTTATCACCACTACTATGAGATAATTTATTTATCTGTAAATAAGTAGTTCCATCTAATGTAAAGTATATATTAGTACTTGTACAAACTACAACTCCATCTGCATAAGGCATTACACCTAATATAGTTGTAGCACTTCCTGAAGGTTGATTAGTACCAAACTTAGTAAACCCATTAATACGTCTGTATCCACCTTCAATAGATACTTCAAAGTTTCTAAGTTCTCTTGCAACTCCGGGAGTCTTAAGTAAATCAATTGAGTTAGCTGATTTAACTAAGCCACCATTACATGCAACAGTGTAGGGTTGTGAACGTGCCATAAATTAGAAGTAAGTTCTATCGTCTGTCATATACTTTGGAGCTGGATTCATAAGATTAGATTTCATATATTTCATTCCTTTCTTATAATCATCCAATGCGAAAGCTGCTTGTTGTGGGCTTTCTTTAAACTGCCAAATGTAATAACGAACTCTAGCTGTTATTATATTACTGTATTGCTCTGGTAAAGTGATTGTATCATCATAAGCTGATAATGCAGTCGGTCTTACGAAAGCATAAAAGTGTACATTATAAACCTTGTCAGGTATTGGACTTAATCCAAACTTTCTATTATCTGGAGACTTAATAACAAATTGTGGTTCTCCGTGGTTTTGAGTATCTGCATCATCTGCATTCTCACTGTCTCTGTAGTATCTTTTCCAATCAGCAAGAGTTAAAAATCTTAATCCTTTAGAAACATAAGGTGTTGTTTCTCCTGATACGTTAATAGTTGTGACATAAAAATCATCCCAATCTATTGATGCATAGTCTGTAGTAATACTAGAACTATCAGACTTTAAAGTATACCATCTCTGACCTGCTACACTAGGAACTGTTACATTACCATAGAAAGGGTCAGTACTTCCACTGACATTAGCAGCAAAGAAAGGTAACTGTGGTTCTTCATTGGCTATATCAAAGATTGATTTGTTCACACTATCTTTAACAAACTTTTGAATACCTGTAGCGTTTGCAAAGTTTGCAGACGTTAAAGGAATCTCATTAAGTTCTCTTAGTGCTTCGTTAGTTATGTCAAGATATGTTGTAGCCATTATTTTTTATGAACCTTTTGAATTGGAAAGTTTGCTTCTAAACTTGCACCCTTATGTTTTACAAACTTACCTGTGT